CTGTTGGTGAACCTGTGGTTCCAGTAACGGTTGCTAGACCAATACTCATCGGTTGAGATGAGTTAAAAGAAGTTGTAAATTTAGAAATTGTCATAGTTATCCAATCACCACTACTACGTAGCCAGAGCCACCAGTTCCTGCTCCAAGAGATGTACCTGGTCCACCGCCACCACCTGTGTTTGCTGCACCAAGTGCGCTTGTTGCTCCATAAGGACCTCCACCGCCACCTGCGCCACCTACACCATCAGTGTATCCACCACCGCCACCTGCATAAGTAACAGATGTTCCTGTAATAGAATTTGAAAGACCAGCCCCACCATTTGCACCTGCGCTTGTCGTTGCGTTTCCTCCAACTGCACCAGCACCGCCACCACCAGCGCCACCACCAGATGGATTAGTTGATGACCCTCCAGCTTTACCTAAAGTTGATATCATTGCGCTTCCTCCAAGAAGGGTGTTTGAGCCAGTTCCAGAACTTGCCATAGCACCACCTCCAGAACCACCTACTAAACCACTATAAGCAACAGGCCCACCTCCACCGCCTCCGCCTGGAACTACATATAACCCTACACAGGAACCAAATCCATTATTTCCAGAACGTACATCAGATGATGAAGAAGTTGGACTATAACCACCAGCACCTACAGTTACGGTTAATGTTCCAGAAGGAAGAATGACTGATGTATTGTAAAGGTATCCACCAGCGCCACCGCCACCACCGTTTAGGGCACCACCGCCACCGCCGCCAACAATTAAACATTCGGCATAACCAGTAGTTCCAATCGTAATGGAGCCACTACCAGTAAACTTATAGATAGTTTTACCTGGTCGGGTTGTAGTATCAATGGTAGGCGAGCCAGTTGTAGCAGATACGATTGCTAGGCCTATGGCCTTTGCTCCAGTAAATGTATTGACTGACATTATGCCTCGTCTCCAAATGCTGTAAAGTTTACGTTAGCAGATGATGCGTAGACAGTAACTACGTCTGTAGTTGCAAGGGTAATACCAAGTGTAAGTGCAGTTGAATCGTTAGCAGATAGCGCCACATCATATGCAATGTAATGCGTTGAAGCAAGAGTTGCTCCAGCAGGACGAATTGCTACACGGTATGTTGCGGCAGATGATGCAAGGTTTGCCACCACAAGCGTAGACACTACTGTTGACTTTGCTGATGGAACTGTGTATAGAGTTGTTGCTGTTGTTGCTGATGGGTTTACTTGCCCAAGTACTTTTTTAGCCATTTGTATTTCTCCTTAGTTTCTTAGGCGCCCATTAACATGAATATGTCTGGGGTTGTATCGGTTGATGATATTACTGTTGACCATTGGACACCAGTTACGGTTGATTGAAGGTACTGACCATTAGTTCCTACAGAACCACCTGCAGTCAGGGTTCCTGTTAATGTTGTATTAGAAAGGCTTGGGCCAGATAGGGTTGGGCCAGTTGCAAAGACAATTGGGCCAGAACCAGTCTCGTCTGACATTGCCGCTGCTAGGTTTGCAGATGTTGGTGTCCCAAGGAATGTACCAATTGGACCAGTGATACCGTGTACACCTGCTGGACCTGCTGCAATATGGTCCTGGAAATCTGTCAAGTCTTGAGCAATAATGACGTGGCGTACTACAGCGCCAGCATTGTGCCCAACCTGAGAAGAACCATTGTAACCACGAGTAATGTTAAGAGTAGTACCAGAAGAGTTTGTTACAAGTACAAGTTCCTCAGATGCTGTGTTGTAGTCAAGGGCTACTACATATGGGTAACTGCTTGGATAACCCACAGGTGAGTTCGTTAAGGTAACAGCATTAGCGGTGCTGTTAATTGAACTGCTAACTGTGTTATCAATTGCAGTAGCAGAGTAGTATCGTCTAGTTGCCATATGCTATCCTTATGAGGTGTAGTGGGTACGTGGAGGGAATTGTTCTTGCATACGACGTACTTCAACGAGTAGACGTTGCTGATACATCTGCTGTAGGACTCTGCCGATATTTGCTGCAGAACCAATTGGGTCATTGCCTTGCTGTGCATCTGCCTCAGCAGTAGCAGCAGGGACACGGCCCATGTCTAGGTACATTGCTGTACGGTATGCAGCACCAAGAACAATTACTTCTCGTGCTGAGTCTGACAAACCAGTCATTGTAAAATCATCTGTATCATATTGCAATACAGTAGGTTTCTTAGTATACGTAATCATAACTGGACGGCCTGGGATAATACCTTCACGGATGGAAATAGTCTTTCCAGAGCCCCAGTAAAGCGGGTTAGCCATACGGTCAACACGATAGTGTCGAACTGGTAACCATTCACGAGATGGGCCAATGGTCTGCCATGAGGCACCAAGCACATCTACTGCTTCGTTAGGTAGGACGTAAGTTGTACGTGCTGCCTGCCAGTTGAAGATGGTGTAGAAGGTACCAAACAAATCTGGGTAAACTCCATCAATTGCAAGGTTAATGTTTCGTCGGATAACACTGCGTGGAAAGGAAGGCGCAATGGTTACACGAGTACCAGCAGTATGTGACTGTGCAGTCGTGTCACGAAACCCTCTGCCGTAGGCAGGAATCGTTGCAGTATTCGATGTTCTATCAAAGGAGTCTACCCAGATAAGTTCATCGTCAATTTCTACAAGGCCACGAGTAAGCACTGTTCCATCTGCCACTACAAATGTTGTAGCAGTTGAAGTCATTGGCGCAGTCAGGTATGTAGCCTGGTCCTGGCGATTGGTGTAACCAGTAAGCGCAAGGTTAGTCTCGTTAATAACGTCAATAAAAGTTGTCACGAGGTAATCCTTCTTGCTGCTTCTGCTTCACCTAGGCCGAATGTGCCAGCAAGGGCATTGAAGGCACCTGGTGTATCGTAATAAAAATTCTTACCACTATTGCGGTAAGCATAAATTTGGTTGAGGGCATCAATGCCACGGGAGAACTTCTTGCCCGTCACGTTAAAAGCCCAGATATTTGCAGCACCATTAAAATCATATTGCGGTACATCGTTAATCAATGTGCCAGCCAAACGATTCAAATGGTAAACAGCAGTTCTGCCATCCGTTAATGCCATCTCAACTCCTTCTTAAAATTGTTAGTTACTTAGTTCCGCCAACGCCGTCGTACTGGCCGTATGGGTCTTGTGGCTTGCCATCTAGTTTGTCATCCAACTTGCCAATTACTGTTGAGTTACATCCGCATTCTACGCACATATTATTTACCTTTCTTTGCTGGAAGAACCTTCTTAAGGTTCGGGTTTGCTTTCTTTGCTGCTGGGCTTGCCTTGCGTGCACCTGCTGCAAGAATTGCCCCAGCACGTTCCATTGGAATACCTTGCTTCTTAGCGATTGATTTTGCTGCTGCCTTAAAGCCCATGCCCTTACGCGCTGTCATTTACTTAGCCTTCTTCTTGAGCATCTTGATGCCCTTTTCTAATTCTCTAGCCTTCTCGACTTTTGACTCAACTTTCTCTGCCATGGCGTAAGCCTTCTTCTTCATGGCTGGTAAGATTTTCTTTGTTGCCATTAGATGTCTCCTGTATGTTTCAATACCGCAGCACTTTGCTTGGTAATCTTTTCTACGGATGGCATGACATCAGCGTTATACGCTGCTCCCAATTTGTCGCTTGCCTCCATGGCGTCTTTGACTGCCTTCATTGTTGTACCTGCTGGCTGCACGCCCTGCGCTCTTGCATCTCTGTAGGCGCTAAGTTCTGCATTCCACTTTTTGTCGCTCATGGAATCAGAACGTCCTGCATCTCCTGTACTTAGTTGGAGTGTCTCTGCTTTACAGCCGAAACAATCTTGTACATAATCAGTATGCCTAGAATGGCCAGTATCAATTTCTTCATACGTGAACGGGGTAGCCGAAGTCTCTTCACAATCAGTGCATCCATAAAGTAACGGAATTGACTCATATTTTTCGTTTATTCCCCACGTTAGAACTTTGCTTGTATGCTGATGATTCATCTTTCACTTTCTTAAAGAACTCTAGGTTGCGCATAATGCGCTCATTCTCTGGACCATTAGCCTTTGCCGCTTCTTGGGTAAAGGTGATTGCCTCATCTATATGCTTGAGGTTGAAGGCTGCAATGCCTGCTAAATCGTAGGCTTTCCAGTCCCACACTGCTGATTCGTAGCAGTAATGGTTAGAGCGGGGAGACTCTAAGGCGTTTATGGAAGCGTCTAAACAACGCTGCCATTCTTTCTTTCGGTATGCATCCATGGCTACACCAAACTGCGGTTCGCCTTGTTCTGGAAGTATGTCTACTCCTTTGTCATACCAAGTCCTGGCTTCTTCTTCATCGCCAAGTTGATGTGCTGCTTCTCCTGCCCATCGGCAGATAGCGGCGGACTCTACGTCCCAACCGCCAAGTTCTAGTTTTGCTTTTGCACTACGGATAACATCTTACCATTTGGAGTAAAAGAAATACTCACGAGTCATGTATGTCCACATGCGTGCATCATCTTTATATTCCTTGACGCCTTCTTCAAGCATGCCAAGGTATTGACCACGGGACTTACTGTTATCTGGCAGGTGTTGAATTACTGCTTTTCGTACATCGCAGTCTTTGGCTTCACCCTTACCATACCAAATGTTTACTTCATGGATATTGTATTTCCATATCCAGTTCCATCTGCTATGAAGTCTATCTCGTTCCCATTTGTTGGCATCTGTCTGCATGGTAATCCAGCCCATATCTGAGCCAGGCTTCCAGTACTTGCGTACCTTCTTAAAGAAGTCAGGTTCTGGAACTTCGTCCATATCCAACTGCAAGCAAACATCTACATCATCTGGGACAAGTGCTAATGATGCGTTACGTGCCATATCAAAGCGCCATGGCTTGACATGAATCTGATGTACCGTAACACCAAGTTCCTTGAGTTTATCCTGAGTGCCATCTGTGGAACCAGTGTCAGCCACGATGCGGTAGTCCGCACCTTTGGTTGCTTCTGCCCACCTTTCACAATGGAGTATCTCATCCTTCGCTATGGCATATACCGCTATTTTCATAGTAAGATTATTGTAGCATATTACTCTACAGGCAAAGCATCCAAATCCGTCTGCGCCGTTAGCGTGTATTCACCCTGCCATTCTGGCGTTGCTAGTATTTCTCGCATTTCATCATCTGTAAAAGGTCCTTCATAAGATTCAAGTAATGAGACAAAATTAGGGGTATCACCAAGCCAATCAATGAATGTCTTGGTACCATCTTGTGAGAAATATAAAGTTTCTGTAGATGTAATACAGGTTTGAGATAAATCCACTTGTGATAATTGATTAATTGGGATTATTATGTGTGTATAACTCATATTCCAAACCTCGGTCTAAATGCGTCAAATGTTTGCATAATCTCGCTAGTTGATAATTTTCTCGTATAGGTCAAAATCAAACCAATTGTACAATTGCACCCTCTTGTCGCAAAGTTTGGGTCATTACCAAAAGCGACACGACCATAAGTAATAGAACTGTTGGTAGTACCATTGTTTACTGATTCATTGTTTAGATAAATTGTACCGCCTGTGGTATCTACAGCAGCAGCGACTTGACACCATTGCCCTACTGGAGGAATTAGGTTAGATACAAAATCGTAATTGCTAGCAGATGTTCCCCAAGCATAAGCGAGTTGATTAGTTGTACCCCTAAAACCTAATACACCAGCATTTGCACCGCCATCTGTTGCTGGCCATCTGCCACCAGTGATACTTCCATAACTTGCTGTAGTTCCATTTCTATAAATCCAAGCAATCCAAGTCATAGCAGATGTTCCCGTTGCAGTCGGAGAAGATGTAGCCGAAGTATTGGTAGCGTTAAATGTTTCCACTCCGCCATTGACAGGCGAGTATGTTGGCGTATTGACTAAAGTTGAAGTAAAGCCATTACCGCTTAAATCAAAAACACTCGTACCAGTTCCAGAGTATGACAAACCATCTCCAAAATCATAGTAACTGAACAAACTTTCTCTGATTATTTTGGGAGAATCTGGTTTTTTATTTCGCCTAGAGTTAGAGAAACCATTTACCTGTTTGCCAGCCCAGCCTTTATTGATAGATTTGTAAGTCACTACGAAATCCTATTTACATAACCTGAAACTGTAATAACATTTGTTGTACCAGCATAAGCGCGAGTTGTAGTTGCAGTTGTTCCATCACCTGTCAAAATGAGTCCAGGAATAACAAGAGTAAGTCCAGTTGTGGCTGGAATAGTAATTTTCACTTCATTATCCACAGCAGTAATTCCACCCCATTGAATTGTTAAAGCAGTTGCAGTAGAGGCTGAGTTGTAAGCATAAAGCCATAATTCATCAATGATGGAAGATGATGTACCTGTTGCGTGGATAGTTGTGCCGTTGCTACCTGATGTTGTAGCAGCAATCTTGATGGCTTTGCCCTGTGATGAGCCTGAAAGAAGTTGTTTGCTATAAGTTGCCATTGTCTATTCCTATCCGAATACTTGGTTTGCTAGAATGTTTTGGTCTGAATCGCTTGCGCTACCGCCACCTGCACCTGTTGCACCAACGGGTCCTGTAGCACCTTGTGGTCCTGTAGGTCCAGTAGGACCAGCAACAGAAGAAACAGGTCCAGTAGCACCAGTTATACCAGTAGCACCGACATCACCATTTGTACCAGCAGTACCAGTCGCCCCAGTTAATCCAGTAGGTCCAGTTGGACCTGCAATAGTAGATGCGGCGCCAGTGGCTCCAGTAAGACCACTAGCACCTTGTATGCCAGTAGGTCCAACAATACCTTGGACACCTGTGGCTCCTGTTAATCCACTTGCTCCTTGCACACCCTGTGTGCCAGTAGCGCCTGTAACACCAGTTGCTCCCTGAATACCAGTAGGACCAACTACACCTTGCGTACCAGTAGCACCAGTTAAACCTGATGCACCCTGTACACCTGTTGGTCCGATTATGCCAGTTGCGCCTTGTACTCCAGTTGGACCTACAGAACCTGTAGGACCAGTAGGACCTACAACTGATAAACCTGTAGCACCCGTTGCACCTGCAACGCCAGTGGCTCCAGTTGGACCAAGTTGATTGTAAGTAACTTGTGTTGCGGCTACTACAACTGATGGTGCTGCTGGAGAAAATGCATTGGCTGGGTTTGAGTACATCTGTGCGCCTGGGTCATTAGTTGCCCATACGATTTCATAGTAGTCGCCAGGTGTTACGTTAAATACCCAGTTCCATGCAGGTGCTACCGCAATTGGCGCTGTACCTGTAAGGGTAATATCTGTATTACTGTTGGCTACATCTGTACCATTCTTGCGTAGCCAAATCCAGATAATCTTATCGTTGCCGTTGACGCTGGAGAATTGCCCAGAAAATTCTAGGTTATATGTTCCAGTGTAACTAAAAGTTATACGGCTGTTATTAGTTACAGTAACGCCGTTAGAAAGTTTTGTGACTTCATAAGTCATTGGGTAGCCAGTATTAGCATTGGCTGCTACCTGAGTAGTGTTGGACTGGAACGAACCGTAGTAACCTATAGTTCCGCCAGCACCTGTAACACCCGTGGCTCCTTGAGGGCCTGCTGCACCCGTTGGTCCCGTGATGGATAATCCATTAGAGCCTGCCGCTCCAGTGGCTCCTGTAGGGCCTGTAGGGCCTGCTACGGTGCTATTAGCACCAGTTACACCCGTTGCTCCAACAGCACCAGCAACACCTGTTGCACCTATATTTCCAGTTGCTCCTGTAGGACCTGCGACACCAGTAGCGCCAGTTGTTCCAGCACCTGTGGCGCCAGTGTTTCCTTGGCTTCCTGTGGCTCCTGTAACACCACTAGCACCTGTGTTACCCGTTGAGCCTGTGGCTCCCGTTGGACCAGTATAACCTGTCGCACCTGCTGAACCAGTGTTACCTGCAGAACCTGTGCTACCTGTAGAACCCGTGGCACCTGTGGCACCTGCATTACCTGTGACACCTTGAGTGCCTTGATAACCCATTGGACCCATTGGACCAATAGGGCCAAGTTCTACAATGTCAAGTTGTGAGACTGCAATATCATAAACATTTGTTGGTACTGGAATTTCTACAATTGAGATGCTATCTGGGGTAGATGTCATTGAGTCACACTCGCATTAACAATGAAGACACCCTGAAGAATCTTGTAGACAGTTGAGTCGTTAGTATTAGTTAAGTTCAAATCGTATTGGTATGTGCCTGCAGCAAGGGCTGCGGTCTGAGAAGCGGTAAGGTTAAGGTTAATTCTTCCATACGCTGCATCAATGGTGATACGGCCATTGGCTGTTGAAAGTTCAACAATGATAGAAGTATCTGTGGCATAGCGTACCTGCATATCTGCTGTGTAACCGCTAAGGTCTACTGGCACTCCGCCAATCTTCCATACTGGGCTAAGAGCAAAAGTAGTGCCTTTGTATACGGCAAGGTTGTATCTACCTGGATTCACACCTGCTCCTTAAACTGTTGTAATGTTTGCGCTGTAACCAGCGTTAATTAAAATTGTTCTTTCTACATCTGAGATAATGTAGACGTGTCCGCCGAGGTAGTAATAGTCAGCCTCAAGGCATTGGTCCACACCAGGGGTGCGAAGACGTGTAACTACTGTTCCATTAACAAGGATGCTGTCTCCGCGTGCAATACGATAACGCCACATCAGTCTTCCAAACCCTGCTGGGGTTTCGTCAACCGTTGGCGGGGTAAACTGGTAGACCATGTGGTACTCTTTTCTGTATGGAAACTAAAGTCTGTTCATACTGTCAACAAGCAATACCGCTAGATAACTTTCACATGTCTAAAGGCCATAAGTTCGGCAGGGTTTCTGTATGTAAACCATGCCAGGCTGCCTATAGTGCAGAGTGGTATCAACGAAACAAAGAACGTATGAGAGAACGCATGCGCGTTACTGCTTACATGCGTAGATACGGTATTACTATTGAAGAATATGAAATTTTACTTGCTGAACAAAATAACGGTTGTGCTATTTGTAAAGCACCTACTGGTGCTGATGGCAAACGTCT